GCAAATAACCGTTTCGCTCCTGTGATGATACAGACAATGTTACAGGAAAAGCATCCCAAGTGGAAGGTACACCAAGTAAACGCTTATGATCCTGTAACCTACGCCCCTACGTGGGTGGGTAAATATGATGATACCTACTTCTATGAGTTGGTGTATGGTGACAATGGGATTGGAGAGCTTGCTGCTAATGCCGAGTATAACAATAGTCCCTACATTGAGGGGGTAATTTTTAAAGAGGAGCAATTCCAATGGGTAAAACTTCCTCAACTTCGTACTATGGAGTACATCATCGGACATTGGGATATTGCCTACGCGGGCAATGCCACCAGTGACTACAACGCAGTAGTGGTGGAGGGCATTAAAGAGCGTAAGTTCTATGTGATTGATACCTTTTGCCGCCAGACGAAAATGCGGGCAGCCGTGGAATGGATGTGTCAGTTTCAAAAGCATTTGCCTGCAGGGGTAGTGGTGCACTGGCAGTACGAAGCGCAGTTTTGGAACGATGAGGTACAACGCACTATTCGAGAGGTAGAAAAAGAAACAGGCATTACCCTCAACCTTACCAAGCGTACCTTGGATAAGACTCGTAAGATAGACCGCATTATGAGTATGCAGCCTTACTATCAGAATGGGCGTGTATTCTATAACGAGAACCTCAAAGGATCAGTAGATATGCAAACGGGTACAGGACAACTCAAGAGTATAGAGCCCCAGTACAAAACCCACGACGACTGGCCTGATGCCCACCAAATATGTACTACTGATTTGGAAGCCTATATGCCTAACAATAGCTTTAAAGTGCTAATGGGCAAAATGAAAACCTTTAATAGATGGTAATTATGTATTATATCCGAAAAGAAAACCTTATTTCCAAAGCCTTTGAGCGGGCAATTGATGAGAGTAGCCAAGACTTTGAGCAGGCCCTCACCGAGAGTGAAGCCGAACATATTGCCGTCTTTAAAACCCTTTTAAAGAGGTATTATGATGTAGAGCGTATTTTTGACCCAGAACGCCCCCACTACAATGTACTATTGGCACGTATGCTTACCTTCTTTGTCCTCTCCGACGTCTTTTCACGCAACGCCTATCGCAAGTATAACCCTAACAGCAATACCGAGAAACAAAAGGAATGGGCAGAGGGTATGTTGGACAAGCTCTCCAAAGGCATTTACATTTTAGAAGACTTGCCCAAGCCTCCTGCCAATGAGCAAAAGGGAAGTTCGGCACGCTTCCTCTATGGTAACCTTACTAACAATGACTTTTATATCTAATAACCAATGAATATCTTACAAAAAGCCTATAACCGTGTACAAGCCTACTTTGTAGCCAGTGCCCCCTTTGCTATGCTCAAAATGGCATTAGCAGGGCGTACCAATACTGCTGCTTCGCAATACATAAGCTACCAAGCCAAAATGTTGCGAGTAGAAACCCTTAACGATTGGAAAATGGGGGTAATGCTCGCTACTAACCCCGATAACCCCGAAAAGCTAAAGCTAAGCCAACTATACGACAACTTAGAGCAGGACAACCATCTTGGCTCAGTGATTGAAAGCCGTATCGCCAAAACACAACAGTCACCTTTTCGCCTTGTGAACGCTAAGAAAGAACGCAACGAGGACGCTAAAGAGCTTTTGGAAACGATGTGGTTTCAAGACTTTATCAAACTCGTACTGATGAGTAAGTTTCAAGGTACTACCCTTATTGAGCTGTTCAATACCGATGAGAACGGCGAGCTTACCGAAGTAACCGAAATAGAGCAACCCTACTTCAACCCTCTCAAAGGTATTGTACTCAAGGAAGCAGGCGACACTACAGGCACCCCCTACAAAGAGGGTAACCTCGCTAACTTCTATATCCAAGTGGGTAAGGACTACAACGATTTAGGACAATATGCTTTAGCCGCCCCTATTATCTTAGCCAAAAAACTCGGTTTGGGTTCGTGGCTTGACTTCATTGAAAAGTACGGCGTGCCTCCTCTCTTTATCACCACGGAAAGGGAAGATGATACACGCCTTAATCAACTCTTTGAAATGGCTACAAATTTCAAACGCAATGCCTTTATGGTAGGGCGTGGCAATGAAAAGTTTGAAGTGCCAAACATCTCGCAAAACAACAATGCCGAAGTCTTTGACACCCTCATCAAGCGTGCCGATAACGAAATCTCTAAACGCTTTTTAGGCGGAACTGGTCTCACCGACGAGAAAGGCTTTGTAGGATCGGTAGAGGTACAGTTTGAGCTGGCTTCCTACCGATTTCAAAGCGACAAACTGCTTGTAAAGCATATTATCAATAAGAAGCTCATACCACTGTTGGTGAAGCTCTCACCCGCCTATGCGCCTTTAAAAGACTTGCGTTTTGAATGGGACGACGAAGAGCCCCTAACAGCCGAGAAGTTTTGTAAGATGGTAGATACATTAGGTGCTTATTATGATTTTGACCCCGAACAAGTAGAAACCATTACAGGACTCAAGATAGTAGGTATAAAAAGCCAAACCCCTAACCTTCCACCAGTGGAAGGCTCAAAAAAAAAAGCCTATACGATAACGCCCTAAACGAGCGTTGGCAACTGCGTCGAGCCCTTTTACGCGTGGAACAGCTCTATACACATAGCCACTGCGAGTGTGTGCACGACACCCACTCCTTGGACCTTACAGGTTGGCTAAAGGTAATGGAGCAAATTGCCAAAGATAGATACAACGGCACTCTCAAAAAAGGAGAACTTTCTGACGGCTATATTTTAGAAACCTACAAAGAACTCAATGGAGCTATGTGGGAGGGCTTTGGCAAAGAAAACTTCAAGGTGAATAAGCAAACGGGAGCTATCTCACCCGAAGTACTCCAAATGCAGCGTAACCTATACAAGTTTAGCGGGGCAAAAAACTATGTACTCCTTGAGCAGATAAATGAAATCTTACGTTCGGACAAAGGTAAGAACTGGCAAACATTCCTACAAGAAGTACAGAAGCTCAACCCTAAGTACAACAAGAACTACCTTCAAGCTGAGTGGCAAACAGCCAAACAAGCGGGCTACCACGCTGCTAATTGGCAGGAGTATGTAAAACGTAAAGACTTGTATCCTAACCTAAAATATTGTACCCAAAAAGACGAAAGAGTGCGAGAAGAGCATCGACCCTTAGAGGGCTTTATTGCCCCTATTGAAAGCGACTTTTGGAAAGACTTCTACCCACCCAATGGCTGGCGTTGTCGTTGCTTTGTAGTACAGACAGCCGAACCTGCAAGTACAGGTGATATGCCTCAGCTTAGCGATAAAGACTTTCCTAAAGAGTTTCGGGGTAATGTAGCCATTAGTGGTCAAGTGTTCAAAGAGGATAATACAAACCAAGGCAAACCTCACCCTTACTTTGTCCTCGCTTTAGATGCCGATAGCGACACCAAAAAAGCCTTTGAACTAAGCAAACTAAGCGCACCCTATACGGAAGTCTATGAGGCTAAAAATGGGGCTGTGGTAAAGGTAAGCCCCTTTGCCGACGAAAGCGACCTTGCCAAAAACCTTAAGAGTGCTATTGTTATTGCCGATAACTTGGGGGTGAGTATGAATATACGCCCGCATTTGGAAATACAAAATCATAAGAACCCCGAATATGAGATAAATAGTAAAATTGCTGATAGAAAAGAAACAAGTTCTTATACAAGTGTAAAAAGCAACTTAGGAAAAGCAAAAGAGCAAGGAGCAGAAATTGTTGTTTTTGACCTTTCTGACTTCAAAAATTGGGAGGCTATTGGAGTTGTAAGAAGCTTAAAAGGGAAAATTTTAAGCTATAACAATAGAGAATGGTTAAAAGAAGTGTTTTTTATCTATGGAAATAAGGCTATCTCTTTTACAATAAAAGAGCTAATGACTGATTTTGATAAAGTAACTACCCGTCTAAAAGCAATAGAGCCTTAACATCACTGCTAAGGCTCTAATGGGAGCGACTTGGATTTCTCCGCGTCACAGTCCAATAATCACTTATTAGACACTGCAAAAGTACAAAACATTTTTTAAATAGCAAATAAAAATGATTTAAATTCTATTTATGGCAAACTTTCAGACTCCTAACTATGAATCTATGGCAAGAGAGATATTTAAAAACATATCTCCAAAGGTCGCCCAAAAAGCGCGTGCATTCTTTCTACAATCTTTCATAAAACAGGGCTTCACTGATGCTTCGTTTATTCCTTGGGTGAAGCGTGTAGACGCGTTTCCTCATAAAACACTACAGCAGTCGCTTACGCTCAAGAATAGCCTGCGTATAGCCGAACAATCCCCCGAAAGGGTAGTGATTTCCGCAGGGGAAAAATTGAGCTATGCGGCTATACACAATGAGGGAGGGACGATCAGCGTAAGGGTAACTGAGAAAATGCGAAAATACTTTTGGGCTATGTACTATAAGACACAGAATAGTCGCTACAAGTGGATGGCACTAACCGAGAAAGAAACCCTTACTATTCATATTCCTAAAAGGCAGTTTATAGGAGAAAGCTATACCTTGGACAAACAATTGGAAAAACTCATCATAGAGGAAATGCTACAAGCAGAAAAACACTTAACTTTTGAATAATGGAACACTGGCAAGATTTATATATAGAACTCGCTGAACGTATCAGTGAAAAGCTACCCGAAATACGTTGGGTAGACCTTTGGCATAACCAAGTAGGCTTTTTAGCTGATGAGCACCCTTTTGGTACGCCTGCCATATTTATTGGCTTTCGCTCCGCTCAAATCAATGATATAGGCGAACTCGTACAAATAGTAGATTTGCAGGTAGATTTTTATTTGTATTACGAGACTTTTTTAGATACCTTCAAGGGGGCTTATAATCAAGAAGGTGCATTGGAATTTACCAAGAGCTTAGACTCCCTTTTTGGTAACTTTCACGGCACATCGGGCAGAAACTATAGCTCTATGCGTCGTATAGCTTTCGCCCCTGTGGATACTGGTACTGCGGGCAACCTATACCAGGTTACTTTTGAATGCAAGTTGCATGATCGTAGTGCTATGAAGTACTACGAACCTACTCAGGTGCGTTTAATGGTGGAAGACGAAGATAATAGGTTTTTTGTAGGAGTAGATTAGACCCTATTGAAGATG